CGATCTGAGGTTCATCCTCTGCGAGCCAGTGAGAGTTGTTGGTCAGGAACTTGTCAAGTGCCCGTTGGATTCTCGATAAGGCAGGGAATGCCTTGGAGGTATATCTAAGGTCAACATCAAGGGTGAATGTCGAGCCGCTTGCGTTGGTGCTGAGTATTAACGTGGTGTTCATAACCGCTCTCCTCTACTGGTCTCATTTGTTAAGTGATAGTGTGGACAGTGCCACAACGATATTGTATCACAAGGGGGCAACCCCCCTCATGCGGCAAGCTTCAGCTTGTCAAACGCTACAGTGCCCATGTCCTCTAGCTTCTCGATGGTTACAGCGTTTTTGTAGATGTGGGTCACGTCCGAGCGGATGCCAACCCCGATAGTGGTGATGCCGAGGTTCTCACCCGACAGTGCCTGTTCTCTGCAAGCATCAGCGTTGCCGATACCATCGGTAAGAAAGAAGCAAACCTTGCGCTCCTCTTGACGATTCAACAGCAACCCGTGGGCATAGGACAGGGCAACGTAATCCTGAGTGCCGCCCCCTGACTGAAGCCGCTCAAGCATGGGCCTGACACGTTGGTAGGGGACGTTGAAGTCTTTGAGCAATGAGACCTCGCACCCGAATGTCACGACACTGGTTGCAACCCCTGCCTTGGACAGCGTGTCCAGTAGGGCATAGGTTGCTAGGATGGCGTGGTACATCTTGGAGTTCAAGGGCTTGGCAGGGCGAAACATTGAGCCTGATACGTCTAGGACAATGGTCACCGCAGAGTCGATGCCATCATGTTCTTTCCTACGTTTAAACAGACGGTCATTGTGTGCCATTGTCGGGAGTGCCCGAACATTCAGCACCCCTGACTTGCGGTTGTTTTGGAATTCTTCAAAGCCCGAATTCTCAAACAACTTCCTGACTGTATAGCGTAACTTGGGGGGAATCATAAGACCTCCTTAAAAGTCAATTGGGAAAGTACGGGGGTTGTCAGCCCTTGTGTGATACCCCTTGCGCATCACGTCATCGGTGCTGTAAGAGCCGCCCGATCCTGCACCCTCGGGAGGGTTAACAGTAGGCTCAACCTCACGGGCTTTGACTGTCTCGCCATCCTTCGTAGGAGGCTTCGCAGGGTCAGGCTTGGGGGTAGGTGCATCACCGCCCTGATCGCCTCCTGTAGGCTGTTCTGAGTCCCCTCCTGAGCCTGTCTCATCATCACCCTTACCGCCATCACCGCCATCCTCATCACCATCATCCTCGCCCTCATCATCGGAGGGGTTGGTTGGGTTGGTTGGGGGTTGCACTGGCTCATCCTGAGTGATGTTGTTAAGCTGATCAAACACCCACTGGGCAACAGTCAGGGTATCCCAAGAATTGCCGCAAGTGTTTAAACGCTTAACAGCCTCGGCAAAGATTGGCTCAAGACCAAGGGCGAGAGGCACTTTGATCTTGGCGTGTTTACGTCCGTAGACAGCGAGAACAAAGGGGTACTGGACAGGATCTGCCCAATCAATTGACTCACCCCTGCGGTTCTTGTAAGCCAAGCCCTCGGCAACCATGCCATTGATCAGGGCAGAGAGAAGCTCCTCGATGTTGCCTGTCAGCCCTGCCTTGATGCCCTTGCCCTCGATCCATGCATCCTCTAAGGCATTGTGCAACTGGGCAATGTATTGACCATGTGCATAGGCTGATTGGACAGCATCAAAGTCGGTATACAACCAGTGCAGTAACTCATGGACTGCCATGCCGACATAGCGCATCAGGTCACCCTGAGTCAGCACTGCATCATCCTTGACGTTGGCAAGTTTGACAGCACCGCTTTGATTGATACAGGCGGTTTGTGTGCCCGCATCCCACTGCACCTCGACAGGACGCAAGCCAAGGTCAGAGCAGATTTTGTGAATGCCGATCACCACGGCACGTTTAAACTCATAGCCACGATAGGTTTTCATATTGACCTCACAGATATTTTGCTAGAACACTAGCGTTGATGTAAGCCGCCTTGATTGCATCAAGTGCGACACGGCTCTCCTCGGGTTGGCGAGAGGTAATGGTTGATTCCCACGCCTCATCAACATCGAGAATGTCCAGTGCCCGAATGAAAGCGAGGGCAGAGCGGATGGAGGGGGCATCGATCACGTCCCCTGTATGCACCTTGGCACGGGCGGCATTGATGGCATTCACTACGTGTTCAGCCAACATCTTGTCGCAACCAGTGTGCAAGGTCAGAGCGTAGACCTCTTGCTCTTTGCTCAGGTACTTGAACTCAATCACACGGGCAAAGCGATCAGCCAGTGCAGAATTCATGGTTTGAGTCTTGGCGTAGCGTCCTGATGTATCGCCATTGGTCAAAGTATTGTCAGCCGCAAAGACCAAGACACCCTCTGCCCTGCGGTGAACAAAGCCCCCGTAATTGACTGCACTGTTAGGCTCTAAGAACCCGTTCAGAGTAGCCAATTCCCCTGCATCTGCCATGCTGATTTCATCTAGCAGTAGCACTGTAGAGGGGGAGGTGAAAGCCTCCAAGAAAGCACCTTTCTTGAACACTGTCGCACCATTCTCAAGACCGACAGAACCGATCACGTCATCGGCAGTGGTGTACTTGTGAAAGTTGATACGTGTAAACGAACGTCCAGTACGGGCGGCAAACTGACGGGCTGTCTCTGACTTACCCGTACCCTTTTGACCTCCGAACCATGCGTTCTCGCCCTTGTTCTGAGACAGGAGCAAGTGTTTGAGGATGCCCTCTTGCCACACAAAGTTGGAGTCAACATCGGGGGCATCAAAGGCATCCCAAATGTCAACCATCACAGGGTTGCCCTTGCGGTTACGAATGTCAACACCGAACACATCGAGCGCAGATTTGCGGTCAATGATTGTCGCCTTGGTAGCGTTAGCCACGACAGCCTCTGCCTTGGCATCTTTGACAGCTTGCGCAAAAGGTTTAAACGCCTTGGCAATGGCACTGGCAACCTCTGCATTGATCTTGTCCTCATCGAGGTTAGACTGAGATGCATTGGCGGCTTTGTTCATTGCCGTTGTCAGGTCATTGACCTTGCTCATAAGGTCACTTGCACTGTCGATGGCAAGCTTGGACTTGCTAAGGGCATCGAGTGCCACTGCTTCAGCACGTACAGCAACTGAGGCTGTCGCATCAAGCTTGGCACTGTCAACACCGCCCACATTGTCAGCGACAGGTGAGCAATTCTTGATGAAGTCAAAGTTGGTGATGCCCTGCTCGATCAGGTCACCGAGCCAGTGTAAACGCACCATTTTGTCTTTGTCCTGACGGATGGCATCAGGTGCTCTGAGGGCGGCAACCGCCCCGTTGATGACAAACTTGTCAAGGGTTGAAAGAGTTTTTACTGTACTAATGGAAGCCATGTTGTTCTCTCCTAGGTACTGGTTTCAAATCAAAGCGAGTGTGTCGCCCTCATTGGGGCAGACGGGCAAGTTAAGGTTGCCGTTCTTGTAAGCCCACTTGGAAGTGAGCCGCACTGTATAGCCGCATGATGGGCACTTGGCGAGCAACATCCGAGTGCCTTGCTTTTTGCCAACCGAGGCTGACAGTTCAGCGTGGACGTATGCACCGAGCGAGTCGATGATCTGCTGATAGGCGGCAACGAATGCACTGCCATGAGTCACCGACTTATAACGTGCTGACTGAGTGCCATTGGGCAGAAGCAACATGGCATCGGCAATTTTCTGATAGGGCTTGCCGTGATTGAGCGCACCCTTGGCGGTATGGCACAACATGGCAATAAGGGTCTCAAAGACCTTGGTTGGATCGGCAAGCACAGGGCTGATGAAAATCTCATAGTGACCATCACCACTGTTCGTATTGGGGAAGCACTCGCCAACTGATTTGAAGTTGGTACGTTTTGCATTGGAGGGGAGAGCGCACGACACTCTGATTCTGTCGCTGATGGCTACGCCATTGATAGCAAAGAATGGTTTCAACTCAAGAATTGCGGCTGTCAACCAATCTTCACGGGCGGTGTAGATGATAGGTAAAGTCATAATGATCTCACTAGGTTGCAGTGGGAATTTCCACTGGTGAACCCCGAAAGGCTCACCGCTAAAAATTCAATAACGTGAGTGTAAACGAAAGCGATAGCCTGTGCAAGGGGGTATCGCTATCAATCATCAGCCTACGTTGCAAGTAAGAGACAGCACTTGCAAGCGTTGCTTGGCACGGGCAAAAGCCTCGGAGATAGCATCGGCTATCTCTACGCTATTGAACCCCTTGTTGTGTCCCCCTGCGCTATAGGACAGACGGGCATCGGGCTTTTCTCTCACGCCCGTATAGTCAACACGTATCTCACAAACACCCTCACTACCCCAGTGGGTAGGTGATTGGTAGGTGTAGACAATCTGTCCAAACACCTGACCTTTTTCGGCATGGGTGTAATCTCTAATGCTCTCTGTGATCATGTTCATTCTCCTTGTTTAAACCCAACCGAAACGCTTTGCGCAAACAGCACCCATGCCGAGAGCGACTGACTCAGGATCTGACAGATCCCTGTTACAGACTGAACACTTGCCGAATGTTTTGCCATAGGCAATGGCTGAACTCCGAGGGTCAGCAAGTACTTCGCTGATTTGACTCGCACTCTCAGAGGAGGCATCACGGGAGGTGAACAGCTTGCCGCCTGTCACCTTGCCGAGGTAAACACCCTCGGACTTGACGTAGATTGAACCTGCATTCTTGCCTGTCACAGGGGCAGGGCTGAACACAAAAGCACCGAGCCGCAATTTAGGGTAAGCCAAGCCCGTATCCTTAGCCTTGTTAAAGGCAACCTCGATAGGGGAAACGTCAACCTGAGCGGCAGGGACAGGCTCAGGGCGAGGGGCAGAATCTTTAACAACGCACCGCTGAATAGCGGCAAGTTGATTGGGGGTCAGACTGCCATATCTATGAAGCGCAGACAGCACAGATGAGGCAAAGGAGAATGAGGGGGCTTTAGCAACAAGCCAGTCATACTCGGCAGGGTTAGCCTCGATGAACTGGGTGATACGTTGAACATTCATGGTAGGTCTCCGTAGGAGTGCAACATTGCACTGGTCAACCCCGTGAGGCTGACCGCTGAAATGTCATGCGGCAATCAATTTCTTGTTTAAACATTCGTTGTAACTGCCAGTGAAAAAGATGCGGTAGCCGTTACGCTCCCGATCACCCTTGCAAACAATGATGTTGCCGAACCTGTCGATTTGTGCGGTGTACATGGTACTGGTCTCCTTATTCGTTAACAGTGCCGATCATTCTGCCGTCCATGATTTCAAACAGGACAGCCTTGGCACGATTGAGGGTCTGACGGGCACGTTCAACGTCCCTTGTGGTTTCCATTTCCATTAACTCTTGTGCATCGGACATAAGCCCTGCAACGATCATGTTGCCGCCTACAGCCTTGTAGGTGAAAGACCCTTTGATTGAGCCGATGTATGAGTCAATGTCGGCAACCCCGTACATCTTAAGGTTGGCTACGTTGTCTTTGATTTGGTTCATATTTTCTCCATACCGTGGAACATTCCACTGATAAACCCCGTGGGGCTTATCGCTGTAATGTCAGTCAGCCCGTGAGACCATGTAAGCCTCAATGCCGTTGTCTCTGAGTACCTTAGCAAAGGCGGTAGCCCCTGCCTCTCTCACGTCCATTGATTGGCTGAAAGTCTTACTGGGATTCCAGACTTGCCAACCTTTTTGGTAGTGCTTGCTACCAACGTCATTCTTTTTTGCCCAGTTAACGAAAGGGCTTCTGCCATTGGGAATCTCAACCCAAGCAAAGCCGCAATAGAACGGCTCGCCATGCTTGGCAATGAAGTCAGCTTCTGCTTGCTGTCCCGCCTGTGAGGCTTGCTCATAAATTGCTTTGTAGTCCATGTTGTGTCCTAGATAGCAGTGCGAAAATGCACCCCGTAGCCCTAGGGGCTACAGGCTGAACTCTAGCTAGAGGGGTAGGGGGATTTCAAAAGTTTTACTTACCTGATTAGTCCCTACCTCAAGACTCTTGTTGGTGTCCCCAACTCTGTCTCACTAGGACTTTAATCAGTAGCCTAGAACTTATTCCCTTGTGACAGTCTTGGGAAGTAAAACTAAAGAGCGGTGACTGTCTTGTCGTGTAAACGATATCGTCTACCCCTACACAACGCTATTGTAATAGCATTGGTTGACAAGGTTTACAAGTATTTTAAAAATAATTGAAAATATTTTTTTCCCTAGAAAACAGGGTTTAACTAATAGAGAATTCAGGCGCGTGCGCGTAGCATGGATCGTGCCAGAGGGCAAAAAGTAATACTTTTCCAAAAGTATTAAAAAACGCTCAGAACGGCTCAGGTGAGGCGATCAGGGAGGAGGTAAGGGGGTAGTAGCCTAAACAATTTAAAACGCACTGAGAGCGTTCTGATGCGTTCTAGAGCCATGTATATAAACCCAGTTCGCACTTATATTTGAGGTATTCAGTAGTACCAAGGTATACAGTTCTTAGTGTTGTATTTATGCACTGTATAAGATATGTATAACAAATGTATAAGCTGTGGATAACTCGGGTTGTGTGGATAAGCTGTGGATAACATCCTGTGGATAACTTTTGACTTATGCACAGGGTGTGGATAAACTGTGCATAATACGAACAGTGCGTTTCCCTGCGTTGGTGCAGGGTAAAGTTGGTAAGTGCTAACAAATATGGAGTGTTTAAACATGAGCAAGACAAGCAAGGCTGAGTACAAGGCAGATTTGGATCAGGCACTGGAGGATCAGGAGAACTGGGGCGAGGATGTAGACCTTGAAGCCCTTAGCGAAGCGGAACAGTTAGCCCATAGCGCAGAGAGACCTAAGCTAAGAAAGGATGGAGAACATAAGGGATCAGAGGTAAGAAGACCTAAGCCTCTAAGCCCTCGGCAAGTACTGTTCACTACAGGGGTTATACAGGGGAAATCATTACGCCAAGCATACAGGGATGCCTATGCAAACGACACTGGAAGTGATGCTTCTATTAGTGCAAGTGCAAACAAGCTAATGAAAGACCCAAGGATCAAATACATACTTCAAGAAGCATGGGAGGAGACAGCAGAACACCTGAGTGAGGATCTTGCCGCAAGCAAGAGGTATGTATTAAAGGGGCTGTTAGCACTAAGCAAGAAAGCCAAGCAAGAGGGTACTAAATTAAAAGCACTGGAACTGCTAGGCAAAGCCGCAGGGCTGTTCACCCCGACAGACGTACAAGACAAGACAGTGATCACCGCAGATCAGTTGAAGCGTGAACTCTCAGGGCACATGAAGCTATTAGAGCAAGCCAAGGTCAACGTGCTAGACGTAGATGCCAAGCGTTTACACGCAACCCCGATGCCAGTAGCAGGAGCGCAGGAGCAGGGCGTTTAAACGGGGGCATACTCCTACCCCCACCAGTACCCGACCCCCACTTGTGGCGAGCCGACACCCCTCCCGCGTATACGCTCTAATCCACACACCCAAATACATTCCACAGGAAAGCCCCCCCTTGTCTTTCCAATTTGCCTACCCCGGGGGTATATATATTTTCAAAAAAGGTATTGCGAACGTTCGTGTTTGCGTTTAAACTACAAACGTTGGGAAAGCGTAGTGGCCTAGAATTCCCCTAGGTAGCTGGCAAACGTGAGTACCAACACCTACACACATGAGCATTTGGACGCTGAAACGTAAGGTGGACTAACTCAGAACCGGGAAGCCATAGAACACGCGGTCGCTATGGTAGGAAGACGAGGAAAGAAGTGCTCAGTTGTGTTGGTGGATGCGTAGGCTGATGCGACAGACCAAAGACACTCGGATGCTCGGCGCTTTGCGTTGGCAAGTCCCTTAACGACATCTTGGAGCTCTAGTAGTCAACCCTTGTCTTTCGAGGCTGGGGATGCCGGAGATCAGTACCGGCTACCAACTTATATGAAGGCACATTGTGGTTGACAACCAAACTGGAGCAGTTAGTCGCCGCACTGGGCAGTGTGCCCTCATATGAGTAAACGCAGACAGTTAGTCTTGGACTTCATCCGTGCTTACATTCGGTTGCACGGTGTGTCTCCGTCTTATGAAGTTATAGCTCGGGGTATTGGATTGAAATCTAAATCAAACATCCACAGGATTGTCCATCGGTTAAGGACTGACGGGCACATTGTGACTAAGCCGTATAAGTTCCATGCTATTAAGTTAGTGGACACTTCCGTTAAAGCTGTGATTTCGTTATGAGCCTATTAACCCACGCAGAGATTAAAAAGTACATGGAGATGGCTCCCAAGGCATCTCCTGAGAACCGTGCAAAGATTCAGGCTTTGTTGGAGATGGATAAAATAGAAAGATCTAAGGAATCATTCTTGTACTTCGTGACGCAGATGTGGCCTATCTTTATCTCTGGGTCTCATCATAAGATCATGTCTGATGCTTTTGAGCGGGTAGCTAACGGGGAGCTTAAACGTTTGATTATTAACATGCCTCCTCGACATACCAAGTCTGAGTTTGCTTCTTTCCTTTTACCTGCGTGGTTTCTGGGAAAGTTTCCTCAGAAGAAGATTATCCAGACTGCGCACACTGCAGAGCTTGCCACGGGTTTTGGACGAAAGGTTAGGAATCTTGTTTCATCAGAACAGTATCAAAAGGTATTTCAAACTAAGCTGTCGAGCGATTCAAAAGCCGCAGGTCGCTGGAATACTAATGTGGGTGGCGATTACTTTGCTATCGGTGTTGGCGGCGCTGTTACAGGTAAGGGCGCAGATCTCTTAATCATTGACGACCCCCATTCTGAGCAGGAAGCCAAGCAAGGCAACCCTGCGGTGTTTGATGGGGTCTATGAATGGTTCACTTCCGGCCCCCGTCAGCGATTGCAACCCGGTGGGGCTATTATTATTGTGATGACTCGGTGGGCTAAAAGGGATTTGACGGGTCAAATCCTTAAGAATTCAGACAAAGATGGCGTAGATCAGTGGGAAGTCATCGATTTTCCCGCAATTATGCCCAATGGGAACCCTTTATGGCCCGGATTCTGGTCTAAAACAGCCTTAGAGTCCCTAAAAGCAGAGCTTCCAGTCGCTAAATGGGAGGCGCAGTACCAACAGAACCCCACATCTGAGGAAGGCGCGATCATTAAGCGCGAACATTGGATGATTTGGGACAAGAAAACGCCTCCAGACTGCGAATACATCATTCAATCTTGGGATACTGCGTTTGAAAAGAACAATAGGGCTGACTATTCCGCCTGTACAACATGGGGTGTCTTCCAACATCCCAACAAGAATGGTGATTTGAAGGCAAATATTATTCTTTTAGATGCATTCAAAGAGCGTATGGAGTTCCCTGAACTAAAACGCAGAGCTTTAGATGTTTACAGGGAATATGAACCCGACACTTTGATTGTTGAGAAGAGGGCGGCAGGTGCGCCTTTGATCTACGAGATGAGAAAGATGGGAATTCCGGTTGCGGAGTATACGCCGGGCAAAGGAAACGATAAGATATCGCGTGTAAACGCTATCTCTGCTTTGTTTGAATCTAGCATGGTGTGGTGTCCTGAAACCCGGTGGGCTGAAGAAGTCATGGATGAGTTGGCTTCTTTTCCCAATGGCGACCACGACGACCTTGTTGACTCAAGCAGTCAGGCTCTGATGCGGTTTCGCTTGGGAGGCTTTATCTCCATCGACTCCGATGAAGAAGATGAACCTTTTTACCACCGTAGAAAAGTAGAGTACTACTAAGGAATATTATGAGCATTGAACAATCATTAAGCCAAGCTCCATTAGGTTTAAACGCCTTAGAGATGGATGACAGCCCGGTAATGGAGATTGAGATTGTCAACCCTGAAGGTGTCAAGATTGATATGGACGGCATGGAAATAGACCTCATGCCAGAGACAGATGCAGAAGATTTCTCGGACAACCTTGCAGAGTACATGGACGAAAGTGAACTGCAAAAGATTGGCAGTGATTTGATTGAAATGGTAGACACAGATATCAACTCCCGCAAAGAGTGGGTTGAGATGTATGTCAAAGGTTTAGATGTATTGGGGATGAAATATGAGGAACGTACAGAGCCTTGGCTTGGTGCTTGCGGAGTATTCTCAACTGTCCTCACAGAAGCTGCTGTGCGGTTCCAAAGTGAAACTATTATTGAAACGTTCCCGGCTCAAGGCCCGGTTAAAACAGAAATCATTGGCGCAATTGATAAGCTTAAGGAAGAGGCTGCGGAGCGTGTACGTGATGACATGAACTACAGATTAACAGAGGGAATGCCTGAGTATCGACCAGAGCATGAACGCCTGCTGTATTCTTTAGGTCTGGCTGGCGCAGCTTTTAAAAAGGTCTACTACGATCCTACCTTGGGACGGCAAGCTTCCATCTTCATCCCCGCAGAAGATGTAATCATCCCTTACGGTGCTTCTAGTGCCATGACCTCAGAGCGTGTGACTCACATCATGCGCAAGACAAAGAATGACATCCGTAAACTTCAAGTGTCTGGTTTTTACGTAGACAAGGAACTTGGAGAACCTCTTCAGTTCTACACTGACGTAGAGAAAAAGAAAGCCGAAGACCAAGGCTACAACCTTAATGATGATGACCGTTACCAGATCTATGAAATCCACGTAGATTACGACCTACCCGGCTATGAAGATGAGGACGGGATTGCTCTTCCTTACGTCATTACTTTGGAGCGCGGAACGACTGAGATTCTCTCCATCCGCAGAAATTGGGATGAAAACGATCAGCACCGCCTGAAGCGCCAGCATTTTGTTCAGTACACCTACGTCCCCGGATTTGGTGCTTATGGCTTAGGTTTAATTCACCTGATCGGTGGTTATGCCCGTGCAGGCACATCTATCATTCGTCAATTGGTGGATGCAGGGACGTTGTCTAACCTTCCCGGAGGTTTGAAGACACGAGGACTCCGAATCAAGGGAGATGACACTCCTATTCAGCCCGGAGAGTTCCGTGATGTGGATGTGCCTAGTGGGTCGGTCAAAGAGAACATCATGGCCCTGCCATACAAAGAGCCTTCTCAGGTTCTCTTGGCTCTCTTGAACCAAATCACAGACGAGGGCAGAAGACTTGGTTCTATTGCTGATATGAACATATCAGACATGAGTGCTAATGCGCCCGTAGGAACCACATTAGCATTGTTAGAGCGTCAGCTTAAAACAATGAGCGCAGTACAAGCCCGTGTTCATTATTCAATGAAACAGGAATTCAAACTGCTCAAAGAAATCATCCGCGATTACATGCCGGAAGATTATGAGTACATGCCTGTGTTTGGTACGCCCCAAGCTAAAAAGGCTGACTATGACATGGTGGATGTCATCCCTGTATCAGATCCTAATTCCGCCACGATGGCTCAAAGGATCATGCAGTACCAAGCAGTTATTCAGTTAGCTCAAGGTGCTCCACAGATCTACAACCTTCCATTGCTGCACCGGCAGATGATTGAGGTTTTGGGAGTAAAGAACGCAGATAAACTTGTACCTATTGATGATGACATGACACCGCGAGATCCTGTATCTGAAAACATGTCATTCTTGACTGGAAAGCCTACTAAAGCATTCATTTATCAAGACCACGATGCGCATATTGCTGTCCACACATCAATGATGCAAGACCCAGTGATCATGAGTCAGATAGGGCAAAACCCAATGGCTCAACAAATGCAAGCTGCAATCATGGCTCACGTAGCTGAACACGTAGCATTTCAGTACCGAACCAAGATTGAACAGCGTCTTGGCGCTACTTTGCCAATGCCTGACACAGAAATGCCAGAGGATATTGAAGTTCAGTTGTCTAAATTGGTTGCACAAGCCGCCAAGCAATTACTGGAGATCGATAAAGGTCAGGTTGCTCAACAGCAAGCACAGCAAAAAATGCAAGATCCAGTGGTTCAAATGCAACAAGCAGAACTCCAGATCAAGCAACAGGATGCTCAAACCAAAGCTCAAAAAGTCCAAGGCGACTTGGCTATCAAGCAGGCAGAGCTTCAACTCAAAATGCAGCAGGCGCAACAAGCGCAAGTAGAAGATCCCTCTATTGCAGCGCAGCAACAACAGCAGAAAATTGCTATGGAAGCCATGAAGCATCAGTCAGACATGCGCCGCGCAGAACAAGAACACCAGCAATCATTGGCTCACAACCAACAATCGCAGGATCTTCAATCTAAGCAACAACTCCTTCAGATGCTTTTAAACTCAAAAAATCAACCTAGAGGTAAATAATGACTCAACTTCTTGACGCTTTGAACAAAAGACTTGATGAACACGTCAAGGAGTTGGTGACGGTTGTTAGTGAGGGTGGTGCTAAATCCCACGATCACTACAAAGAACTGTGCGGAACGATCCGAGGTCTGCAAACCGCGCAGTATGAACTTGCCGATCTCGTGCGAAAAACCAAGGAATATGAAGATGACTGAATTTGATGTCAGTGCGGTTGATCTTAGTGGAGTGCTTAATACCTCCACAGAAGAGAAAGCCAAACAAGTACCCGATCCGGCTACTTATCACCTCCTCTGTATGCTTCCCAAAGCAGAAGAGGAATTTAGCGAAACAGGGATTCTTAAATCTGCTACCGCTATACATCACGAGGAGCTTCTTTCCCCCGTGCTGTTTGTGGCAAAGATTGGCCCTGATGCATTTAAAGATGCAGCCCGATTTCCCTCTGGAGCAGCCTGTCAGGTTGGAGACTTTGTGTTAGTGCGTCCTAACACGGGAACCCGCATGAAAATTCATGGTACGGAGTGGAGATTGATTAATGACGATTCTGTTCAGGCAGTTGTGCAAGACCCTCGTGGTATCCAACGTCCAAATTAAGGAGTAATCATGGCTGAAATTGAAAAAACAGAATTTGAGTTTCCTGATGAAAAAGAAGAGAATCTTCGCAAGGGTGGAAGAGTTGTAACCCCAGATGAAGGTAAAACTGAAATTGAAGTTGTAAACGATGTCCCGGAAGAGGATCGTTATCGCACTCCAATGAGGGAAACTCCTCAAGATCCTACAGAAGAAGAGTTAGCAACCTATTCTGAGAGCGTAAAAAATAGGTTTAAACACTTCACAAAGGGTTATCACGAAGAACGCAGAGCCAAAGAGTCTGCTCAGCGTGAAAAAGATGAGGCTCTTCGTCTTGCTCAAGCAATGTACGAGGAGAACAAAAAGCTTAAAGGCTCCGTCAATCAAGGGCAGACTGTCCTCTTGGAACAAGCCAAAAAGGCTATTAACTCTGAGATTGAAGAGGCTAAAAGGCAATATAAAGAAGCTTATGAGTCTGGAGATGCAGATAAGTTGTTAGATGCTCAGGAAGCACTCACTACCGCTAAGATCCGCGCAGATAAAGTAAATAATTTTAAACCTACCCCTTTACAGGAGCGCGAAACTCCTGTACAAATGCAACCACAGCCTCAACAAGCTGCACCCGTTGACGAAAAACTACTAGCGTGGCAAGACCAAAATCAGTGGTTTGGAAGCAATAAACGGATGACTTCATACGCTTTAGGGCTGCATGAAGAGCTTGTAGAGAATGGTATTAAGGTTGGCAGTGAAGAATACTACCGTCGTATCGACACTGACATCCATGAAAGATTTCCCGACCAAGTTGGAGCCGGGGGATCCGTTGATGCGAAACCTCAACGTACCAGATCCAATGTTGTTTCGCCTGCCACACGTAGTACAGCGCCAAGAAAAATCGTACTTACGCAGACGCAAGTGAATCTCGCCAAGCGGTTGGGAGTTCCTTTGGAACTGTACGCCCGTAAGGTTGCTGAAGAAATGAGGAAATAATTATGGAAAAATCTGCACGTCCTAGTCGTGATCTAT